AGAATACACGGTTAATTATGCATCAGATTTAGATTTAACCGCAAGATATTCAAGCATTTACACAGATTCTCTTCAATTAAATGAAGTTACAGATATTCCGACAGTCTTGACTCGCAAAAATTCAAAGTTTGCTGATGTTGCAAATGCTGTAGAGAGTCCTAATATTTGGTATCAAGAAGGAGTAACATCAGCATCTGATGTTCAAATAATTAAATATCATGGTTATAAATATGGGCCAACATATAAAGGTTCGTCTGTAAGACAAATTTATACTAATGACGGTTCTGCTAAAATTTACGTATCTGCTATTAATTCTTCTTGTATTTTAACCAGATTATTTTCAGTAAAGCAAGATTTAGCCAATAATGGAGCTAAGCTTTCTTATAGCGCTTTATGGAATGATGGGCAAGTTTATAGAAGATCAGAATCTATTAATACAAATGGATTTAGTGGCTGCACTTTAACTTTTGATAGATCTGCTAGCTCTAAGAATAACAATCCAAATTCTGTAAGTTCTGTTTCTGGAATTGTAGTTGAATTAGGTGATATTACTATTTCTAATAAACTCCCTGTTATTTCTTTTTATAGAATTGAAATTGGTGAGAATAAAGTTGTTTTAAAATATTACCATCCATTAGTCGGGTCTATTGTAGAAGCTCCACCATTAAATTTTTCCATTAATAGTAATTTGTTTAAAATTCACATGTATTTTGTTGGTTCTAATTTAATGATAGGAACAGACGATAATCCATCAAAATGGGATACATTATTTCCTTTAAATATTTCTCCAGATTCAAATTATAATGAAAAAATAATTCATTCTGCAGATAAAATTAACAATATAAAAATACAATTCAATAATATAAACTGCTCATTTACATATGCGCCGATAGCATTTAAAAATTTTGATACAGATTCATTTGCTAAAAGTAAAACATTAGATTTTGATGCATTGAAAAATAAGTATAAGTTCTCATTCAAAGGCACACAAGAACAATATTTAGAGTCTTTCAGTGCAGATAAAGTTAATGATGCTTTAGACATGCATAAGTATAAAGATTTAGAACAATATTCTGAAATAACAGATCAATTTTCAGATACTCAAGCTTTTATAGATAAAAGAAGTAGTAATTTTGATACAATTAAATATTATGAATTATCTAAAACTACAAATACTAAAAAAGATTTAGTCACTGTTACTGGTTATATTCAATGGAATACTACGATTGAAGGACCTTGTTTAAGAAAAATTGTCCTTAATTCTCCTGTATCTGAAATTAAAGATTCAGGAATTGTAGATTTGAACTGGGGAGATTTAAGTCCATATTTTGACAGGGTTGAAATTAATTATTCAAATAAAAATCAAAATTTTAGTTTAGTATCAGCTTCAGCAAATTTAGTTCTTAAAAATTTAGATACAAGTGATCGTGGTGCAAGAATCCTTGAAGCTATTGAAAACAATGTGCTTTTATTCACAATTAAAGCTGGATATGATGAGTTGTATACTTATTATCAAGGTATTAACGATAATATTACTGTTGTTAGGACTGCCACTGGCTCCACTGTTTCAATTTCTTTAAAAGATATGACTTCTGTATTGGAAGAAACTCGTTTTACTATTCCATATATAGAATTTGGCGGAATGCAGTATTTAGATATTATTAAAAGAATTATTTTATCCGCAGGATTTCAAAATCAATTTTCAATTCAAGAAACATCCGAAGATCCATTATTTTCAGAATATACTTTAGCTTTAAGGAACCAAGTTTCTTATGGCCAATATAGTGTTCCAGATGCTGGAAATTTTAGTGCAAGAAGTGATGAATTTATTCTTCCAAAGATTAATAGCATTCTGAATCAATGTTTAAATTATCGAGGATTTCCATCTTTTGTTTGGAATCCTGAATTAAGATATTTTCAGCTTACTTGGAGATATGAGCCATCATTCAGTGATGTTCTTTATTTCATTGGAGAAAGAGAAACTTTTGGTGTTGATTTTTCTGCGGGATCTGAATATGATAGTAGATTCCCTAAGAATTGGCATGGAGTTTTATCTTCAAGCTATACAATTACATCTAAAACAAGCAGTTTAGCATCGGGTCTTGAGATGTATGGTCAGGCATTCGATTCTACTGTAATTGGAAGAAATGAATTTTATGATGGTTCTGTTTCAGCAACTGATACAGCTCTTACTGAATACGGCATACAAAGATTAAATGACTGCGTAGATGATAGGACAATTGTACCTTCTAAAATAGGCTATGTTGGTTATAGAAAGTTTCATTTAATTAGGGATTTATCAGGATTTTTGCAAGATTATACAGGTCTAAATATTTATTTCAAACAAGTAAAAAGAATAATAAGAAATAGTTTTTCAGATATAAGATTTACTTGTATTGTAAGTAAGCCATTAACATTACATGGTACTTTTGCAATTCAGACATTCATTGGTAACCAAGAACCTTTAATTACAGACAGATACTTATATACTGGATGTAATTATGTAATTGATAAAAAATCAAATATAATTACAGCTGAAATATCCGGCGCTAAAGATGCGAACATAGGAACATAAATTGCCAGAATTTAAAAGTTTAACAGATATAATTAATTATCAAATACAAAGCCAGAAACAAATGGAACCTAGACCTTTACCAAGATCTGAGGCATCTATTTATACGAGATCAGAAGTAATTTTAGAGCCAGAAATACTTTCAGAAGAAAATATTGTCAGATGGGGATTTTCTCGCTGGGGTGTAGAAAAAGTAACTAGTAAAAATAAACCGGATCAAGAAGACTAATGGGAAAGACACCAATATACAAGCTTGGATATTTTGAACCTAATCAAGATATTGGAGCAGAATTAGATTTAGATGAACTTAGATTTAAAGCTATTGATACACAGACATTAGCTTTATATTCCATTTTTGGTAATGGTGTATTAGATGAAGACCCTGCAAATCCGTCTTGGTATATTCTCTCTATTCCTAATGATTATAATAATGTCTTAATTACTTCTGGTCGTGGTCACGTTTCTTGGAAATATGCAGAAACTACCACTAATACTACTTTTGCTCTTCCTGCTTTGCCAGCTGGGGCAACATCAGCTTTGTTTTATTTATATGCTATAGAGGATGCTACAACACCATCAGCTAAAACAGTAGAATTTATGGCATCATTAATTCAACTTAATGATCCTGATAATTATATTGGCCTTGGAGCTGTTCTTGTTGATAGATCTACTGATCCTGATACGATTACTATTTATAATACTGCTGAATACGGTAGGGTCGATATTAGTTTATTTGGGACAATATCTGGCATTGTAAATAAGCATAAACACATAGGTGGCTCTACGAACCCAAGCCCCATTGATCTTTCAAAACATGTAAGAGGAAAGCTTTCAGGAGACTACATTGAGAACTTGGATTTGGATAAAGTTACATCAGGTAGTTTGTCCGCCGATAGATTACCACAGATTGATCATAAATCTTTATCTAATATTGGAAGTTTATCTCATAGTCAGATTGATACATTATTAGCTTCTTTAACCTCACTTCCTGACAATTACAGACTATCAGATATTTCTTTAGCTAATAGGTTGAAAATTGTTCTTGCGCTGAAAAGACTAGGGACATTATCTAATATTGAATCAACTCAGATTAATGCTATTTTTTATGTACCGAATAGCACATCTCAACCATACGAAGCAACTGGAGTACCTGGAAGTTTAAATTTAGCTACTATTGATAGAGTCAATAAAAGGCTCGAAGGCACAAATGCTTCAACAATTTCTTCCGATAATGTTGTCTGGAATACATACGAAGATTTTGATAGAGCTTGGAAAACTGCACAATCTAGAGTAGTAGCAAATAACCCTGTATCTGAAAATATCTCCATTACTGCTCCAAAAATTTATACTACAGGAGCAGTTTCTTTAATAAGTACAGTTACTGTAACAGGTTCAGGTACAGTTTGGTCATCTTTGATATTGCCAGCTAGAATTGGTTTTGGTTCAACAAACCCTAGTTCTATCACTACATGGTTTACAATATCTTCGATCACGAATAACACAACATTAGTATTGACTACTTCTGCTGCTGGCCAATCAACTGGAAATTATGTAATAGAGCAAACTTCAGGAGTTAATGGATCTATTACAGTTGATAAAACACTTAAATATCTTGGTATATTAGATACAAATTTACAAGACTCTAGATGGAATGATGGTTATTTATTTACTGATAAAAAAACAAAGACATCGGTAGTTCCACCTCCTCCACCTGTTTTATCAGCTCCAGCGTATTACAATCAGTTTAATGAAGATTATGATATTGCAAGATATTTCTATAATCAATTCACTACTACTCAGGATTGGACAGAGAGATCTAGGATCGGTATTGGTTTTGGATTTAATGTTGCATCAACCCCAGGGAATGTTTATGTATATTTAACCCTTTCCTCTGGCGGAACTTCAAAAAGTATTATGTCTGGCACTACAGCTACGACTATTAATATTTCTACTCCTGTGTTAATTTTGTCTAAAGATAATACAGATCCAAAAACCAGATTATATGTTGAAAAAAATCTTTCTGAATTTGGTTTAACAGAAGCACAATTAGCATCTGTATCAGGCATAGGTTTTGTTTGGGATACTGCTGAATTCTGGGACGGCAACGAATTAAATTTCTATTTACTTCATCCTAGAACTGATGAAATTATTGCAGTATCAACTCAAAGTAGTTCAATTAATTCTGCAATGAACACTTTACCGGACTCAACTTCTTCTGTCTTTATTTTCAATGACACATTATTTAATACATATGCTACTTTAGTATTCAGATTAGATACAAATAGTTCTACAACTACATATGATCAAGTTATATGGGATTCGACTGTTCCATCTGGTACTAGTTTAAGAGTTTACACAAGAACTTCGAATATAGAATCTTCTTTAGGGAGCTATTTAACAAATGAAGTTACACAAGGTACATGGACTGTAAACCCAAGTTCTAATACTGGAAGATACTTTGATATTATTGTCAATTTATATTCTAATAGTTCTAAGACATTAGCTCCAACATTAGATAGATTAGTTCTTGCCTATAACGGATTAGGTGCAACTGCTTTAAAGATATGGAATAAGTACGAAACAGATATTTCCACTGGGCAAACAGGTTGGTTTTCTACTGCAAAAGAGTATGAAAATATTACTTTTGGACCAAATACAATAGATACAGATTTTCCAGGCAAAACAGTTAATTATTTGACCATTTCTAATACTGCTGAAATTGGCAAGTGGAGATATTTAAGAAAAAATAATGCTCTTCAGTCATCATTGTTAGATGCTAGTGATGAAGTTGTTTTAGAAGATGGTATTGACTCATTATCTTTAAGTTCATATCAATCTCCAGTTCAAGTTTGGAGAGGGTATAGTGAGTATGGTTTCTTAGATCCTAAATATTACGAATCAGTTGGTTCATCACTTTTATTTGCTGACACTAAAAATGATAGAGTAGTTGAGTTTGACTCTTTAGGTGCAATATCTAAAATTTATCAAGGCAATTTGAGATTGAAGCGTGAGACAAGAGATTTTGTTTTACTAAATTCTTATTACAATCCAAATGTTGGTAAATTATATATTAATTTTTCTCAATATGTATCAATTTCGTCAGCATCAAATTGTACTTTGGTTTCTGGCAAACAATCTATTAAATTATCTGAAACAGGAGTGAATGTTGTTTTATTTAATCCTATAGATGGGAAATCAGCTACAGTAGTTGCTACATTCAGTACTTCATTGAAAACAAAAATTAATTCATGGGGTAGCGATGTCAAATTGATTGTTCAAAGTGGGGCTTTCTCTTATGTTGGTAGTGATGGTAGAACAATCGATGAAGGCACAACTACAACTGATATTTGCCAAGCCTTAAATTTTATAGAGATATCTAATAATTTATCATTTTCTGGTGAAGGTAAATGTTTAAACGGAATTAGTCAATTCACAGATTCTATTAGTGATTTTGCTGATTTTAATAAAGATGGCCAGATTGTAACTTCATCATTATATGGGCCAGATCAGACATTATTAACATCTAGTAATACTTTGACAATTAATGTTTTAGTTGGAAATATTTATATGACAAATATCCTTGAACCAGTTCATGCGACAACTAATAAATATGGATATTACATTATTTCGAATATATCTGATGATGCAATTGTAGCTTTGAATTCTTCAGGTGAGACAGTCTGGAGCGTACCTAGCACGGTTTGTGCCTTTGTTGAAAATAAACTTGGCGGTGCTGTAGAATTATCTAGTGAAAATCTTCTTGTTGCTCTTCCATCTGCAGCATCTGATAATGCTGGAAGAATAATGGTTTTGAATAGAATTTCTGATAATACAATCCTTACTTCTATTAATGTCAATGGAGATGCAATTAAGGCCATTGAAGATCCAAGTTATGATTCTTACTGGGTAATTGTTGATGATGTTAAAAATGACGGAAAGCAATCTAGATTAATTAAATTAAATTCTAGTGGTGAGTTAACTTATTCTTGGGGTGTAGGTACATTAACTCATCCAACAGGTTTGAAAATGTTAGGAAATTCTACATTAGTGGTATCAGAATAAAATGGAATACAAAATTCATAAATATCAAAAACTGTTAACAATTGAAAATAATGGTCATAAATTTGAAATAGAATTAATTACTGCACCAGATAATTTCTCATTGTTAGAATCTTCTGCTTCATTGTTTTTGATTAATGATGATGTCAAATGTACTATCGAAAAAGATGACAGTAAGTTAAAATTAACATTCAATAATGAAAATTTTAGATCATCAGCTGCTGGTATTATTTTTAGAAACATTTCATCTTTCAATAATGTGAATGAAAATTATTCTGTAATTAACTTTGGTAATAAATCTTTGAGAGTTATTGGAAATGATTTACATATAGAAGTTGATAAATCTGGATTAACTGTTCTTAGATTTATGTCATTAACTTCTAATTTGATTTTTGAAGAGATCGTAAATGAATTTAAAACTTCATCAGTTTCTGTTTTAACTGCTTTAACCTCACCTTTAAATATTTCCTTTGGCCAAAGAGATCCTGAATTTGCTATTGGAGTTTATGATAAATTCAGCAGTAATGTTTTTAGTAGACCAAGAGACATTAGACATGGAAATCCTGTAATATCAACAGTTCCAACTCATGGTCCAGATTTAACTACTGCTGAACTAGATGCAATCAATGAAGGTTTAGGATTTGATAAAAGAACTATTTATTTCAAAATAGTTTCTGATAGAGTAGTTGAACCAGCAATTACTCAGGGTGAAAAATCTGCATTGAAGTTAAAATTATCCCTACCAGCTGGATTAGATACAGTTAAAGATCCAATTAGCTTATCAATGTATTTTGTTGAACATGATAATGCTTTAAACCCTACAATGTCAATTTATGTAGCATCATTTGACTTTCATAAAGAAGATACTGTTAATTATGTAGATGGATTTATGCTTATGGATGTTTACTGCCCAATGATAGTTCAAGAATCTATGCCTGTATCCTTTGGAATCGTATAGGTAATTTTCTTGTAAAATTGGAATTAATAGGCAAGAAATCTCTATTTTTCGTTGCCTATTTTAGGAATCAAACATGCCAATCAAAGCTCAATTAGTTCTTCCAGATAATCTTAGAAGCACATATTTACGTTCAAATTTCTTAGATTCAGGTGCAGTATACAATACTAATAAACCTGCATTAACTTCTGCTTTAGATGCTAATAATCATACCATTACTTTAAAATTTGAGCTTTTAGATACTGTTAATAGAGAATCAGTAGCTCTTCAAAAAATTGTAAGCTTAGAAATTTCCAACGATCCAGAATTTAGTAATCAATCTACTGTAAAAATTGAAAACTGGCCAAGTGCTGGTAATTATTCATACAGCACTGACTATACATTAAATTTAAATCCATTATATTTTTTCAATTCTAGCTCAACTATAGAATCATCGAGAACAACAGCTGCAGGTACAGGACTTTATGTAATTAATAACTGGCCATTATCTGCAACAGGTGGCTTGTCAACTGTATATGTCAAAGCTTTAGTTCAATCAACCTCTGGTGAACAAGCAAGCTACCCAGAGGGATATGCAATTTACGATCAAATTTCATGGGAGGGTGAATTACCATCAACTCCTGGAAGATTAATTGCAGATACTAATAAGTCAGGTTTTACAGGCGCACAATCTTTATTTCACTTTAGATCAAGTTCAGAATCTTCAACTGGTATTTATGGATCAGGTGTAAGTTCATACATTGGTGATATTTTTGAAATTTCTTATGACACAAATGTTCTTAATTTATTAACAACAAGATCTACTAATACTACAGGTAATTTTAGATCAGTATTAAGTAATGTGGCTGGTACAAATCTTCCAGTAACAAGTTACAAAATTAACTATTTAGCTTCAACATTTACATCAGAAGCTTTAACTATAGGCACATCAATTGCTCTTAACTCATCAAGAAGAGGAGCTTTTTTCTATGGCAATAATGGATTTACTTTAGCAGATTCAGATTTATCAATCTTATCTCAATCTAGAATTAACTTAACTGTATCAAATTCAGCAGCAGAATATAAGATTTTTGCTAAAATTCATTATTTAGATTTAGCAAACAATCCTGGATCGTCTCAAGAAATTGTTTGTTCAATTACATCTATTCCAAATGCATATCCAGTTGCTAAATTATATAAAATTGTAAATGGTGTTGATTCTGTCCAAAATCAAACTACTAATCTTCCACTTCATTTGAGAGATTTAATTCTACAAGGTGGATTATTTGAAGCTTATCTTTCTAAGACTACAGATGATCAATATATAGTAGAATTTTATTGGACAGCATCTGATAATCAAAGTTATTTACTAGCATCATCTTTAATCCCTGAATTTACAGTTGATACAATTAAATGTGGTTACGGCGCTTCAATTAATGCTCATGATGGAACTGTTACTATTAATGAGATTGCTTTAGCTAAGGGTAATGCTTATCTTAATGCTGATTTAGGTGATTGTAAAGTTGATGACAAGCATCCTGTAAATTTTCCAACTGTTAATGTTACTAGCTGGGTTACATCTGTTAATATCAAAAATGAATGGACTCTTTACTCCGAGCCTTTAATTGGATCTAGTTCTCCTATCACATTAGCTACAGGACTTACGGTAAATAAGTTAAACTCATCTGAAATTGTAGAATATCAACTTAATAAGCCTACAATGTCTTCTAGAGCAGTAGTATATACAAATATTGACCATAATTCAGACACTTATTATGTAGCTTTTAGTACAGACCCAACAGTCAATGCATCAGATAATACATTGCTAAGACCAATGATCACAAGATGTCTTCCTGATTATGTACCTACTCATGAACCAATTAATACTACAACAGTTGCTTTATTCTTTGATGCTAAAAATTCTCAAGTATTGTTAGTAGAAAGAATTTATTCAAATGTTTCTACTTCACAAGTCTTATGTAAATATAATCCTAATGATACTGACGATTATGCTATTTATATTACAGATGAACATCCAGTAGGCTATAAAGGGCAATTAAATAAGTCAAACGCAGATGGTACATGGATAATTTTAAAAAGAAATAATCAAGTTAAAGGATCTATATTATTATCTAATAAAATTTGGACTTATAAAAATGGCTTAGGTTATTACATAGCTACAGGATTTATTGGTTCTTCATTTGGTTCAGGAAGTTCCATTGTTAACAATTTTAGTGTTTATGGATTGCCAAGATTAATTTCTGATGATAGTTTAAATAACTCAACAATTAGACACTTCCTTAAATCAGATACTGGAAGTGGACAAGTTAAACCATGGCTGGGGCAGTTTTTATTAGCAGGTAGTACAGACTTTCAAGGATGGGATTATAAGATTCCATATACTGATCTGACTGCAATATCTCTTAAAGCCACTACAAACGGTGTCAATGTAAATATATTAGCTGCTCCTTCAGTTCTTGATGGGTATACTTTATCTTCTGGTGACTTAGTTCTTGTTAAAGATCAATTAGATAAGTATCAGAATGGAATTTACAAAGTAATTAATCCTGGAAGTGGGTTAAATGGTATTTGGGCATTAGATCCTTCAACTACAGCATCAAGATATCAACCTTATTCAATTTTAAATGGAAATGTTAATGGTAAAACTTATTGGTACTTAGATTATCCAGATAATTATTCAAATCAAGAGTATTATCATTACAAGTCAACAGTTTTTACTAAGAAAATTACATTTGGATCATTATCATCTTTCTATTCAGCAATTAACCCTACATTGCTTGAAATTAAAGCTTTATGGTCTTCTAGAGCATTACCATCTGAATCAATTAATGTTAAATTTAGATTCTTTTCAAATAATAATGAAGAAATTGGATCTTCTAAGACAGATTGGTTTACTTACGATTTAGCACCATTATTAACAAGTGGTATTTCGGCAGCATACAATGACTTAATTCAAAAGATCTTAAGTTATGGAACCTATAGTATTGGGGCTTTTGCAACTGATGAAATTCCAGTAACTAATCCTGAGAGTCCTTTACCAACAGAATCTAGGCCTTTGAATATTACTGCTAATGAAAAGGTTTGGGTAGCAATTAGACTCCCTATGGGTTTAACTTTAGGAACTGCAAATTCTAAAGATACAACTGAATCTGAAGTAATATCGACAGGTGATTTTGCAGGTTGGAATTTAGCCCCTAAACTTTGGTTCAAGGTCTATTCTAAAGCTGTTTTAAGAGAAAGAAATAAAAGAGATAATTTGTATTTAACAGGTAGAGTAAGAGCTTTATCGCATGCAAATATTAGTTCTTCTGCATCTATCCTTTCAGATTCGTTGAAAGTAGACATTACTCCACCTTCATTTTTTGACAATAAGCCTGTCATAGAATTTGTTGACCAAACTACTGTTCGAACTGCTACAGTTAGAATTAAAGCTAATGATTCTTCATCTGGAATTTTAGCTTTTAGATTTGGAAAAGAAACTGATTATGGAAATGTTTCTTACACTCCTTGGCAATCTTGGGATCAATTTGATCAAACTGGAAATGCTCAGTATGTAGTTTATTTATATGGTTCCAATCCGACTAATAATTTTGGAGTTCCTGAAACTGTAACTTCTAATATGAATGCTGGTATGATTGGTGCAAGAAAAATATGGTCTCAAGTTATTGATTTTATGGGTAATATTTCTGAATCTTTCCCATTAACAGTTTTTGCTCAAGGTCAGGCGATTGTTGATACTACTCCTCCAACTGGCAATGCGAATTTCTATGATACATCTAATAATCTTGAATTGAGTTATGTAAATTCTTTAAAGTCTGCAGTTAAATTCAATGCAAATGATAGAGTTTCTGGGATTAAAGATTTTAGATTCCGTACCGTAAATTCAAATGGATATACAGCATGGTCAAATTGGAATTCATTTAAAAATATTAATAACTTTTCATTATCTTCGGGTGATGGTAGAAAAAGTTTACAATTTCAGTTCAGAGACTATGGAAACAATATTTCTTTACAAGAGAATATTTGGACAAAACTCTATGAGGCAAGCGCAAGAGGTATAGTTTTTGTAAGTGCAGATTCTTGGCAAAAGACTGGGATTTATTCTGAAACATTATACTTAGGTGGGACCAAACAGACTCAATATTCAAATATGAGTCTTATTGAATCTACTAATGGGAATTTTGTCGCTAGAACAGCATTTTATATCAAATCAAATACGACAGGTAGAATTTTAGCTGCTAGAACAACTGATACAATTACAATTTCAGGCACTGCTGTTTCTTATGTAGTTGATCCATCTTCAGGACTTATAGTATTTGCATCAGCTATCCCATTAGGAGTTCAAGTTACATGCTCAGTTGCTAGAAATTCTGCTGTACTTTATTCTTGGGACGATCTTACATTCAAAAAAGCATTAGATCTTGGTCATTATGGAGAGATTTGTATCACTGCAGTAAAATCATATAGCAATGGTCTTATTATAGGTACTAGTAATGGTTCTGTTTATTTATACAATGGTGATAAGCTAACAGGGCCAATATTTACAGCATTTGATGGTATTGCTTTACCAATTACATCAATTTTAATTCATCAGTATTTACATGAATCTGAATCTTATGTTTATGTTTCTACGGATAAAAAACCAAGATTATATAGGTCTAAACTTTCTGAAATATCCAGTAACGCTTCTTGGTTACAGGTTGGAAACACAGGAGATTTAGCTTTGTCTTCAGGAGGAGCTATGTCTTTAGTTTCTGCCTTCAATAAAATATTTGTTGGATGTAGATCCTCCAAGATGGTAAGATATGAAAGATTTATAAATGAATTAGGTCTTGAGTCAGAAACTGTCACAAGTACATCTTTATTAAATCAAAGTTTAGGATTGAGTGAAACTTCTCTTCCATCTGTTAGAACTTTAGCTGCATCAGATAATCAAGTTCTAGCTGGATTAGATGGCAGACCTGAAATTTATAGTTATGTTGAGACAAGTGTATTAAATCCATCCAATGTTGATAAGTGGATGCAGGTTGAATTTGATGAAATTTTTGCTAGAGATCCATACCCTGCTCAATATTATTTCAGTTCAGCTACAAGTTACTTAGGAAATTCAACTCAAAGATCTTCTTCAGCTTTGTCATATAGTCCAATTGTAGATGATAACTACATAGGATCTATTAGAAATTATATATCCCTTGATACTACAGCTTCATCAACAGCTTTATTCTCATTCGATTCTGGAAGTGATTGGGAATATTTGTGTAATTCTATTAAACCTGTGTATACAAATCCATATAATGCTAAAGTTGCTACAACTGGATTGATATCTTTAACGGGTATTCAAACAATCGATGGAATTTTGTTAAGCTTAGGTGATAAAGTTCTTGTTAAAAATCAAAATAATTCAAATGAGAACGGATTATATATAGTTTCTTCAACTAGCTGGGTTAGAGATTCTTCGTTTTCAACAGGAGCATCTAATATTGCAGCTGGCTGGGCAATTAATGTAGACTACGGTACTAGAAATGCAAAGTCTTTATGGATTTTACAGAGTACTTCGGATTATACTTTTGCTACAGGATCATTTGTTTTTGATAAATATAAATACTCTATAGATTTAGATTTACAGCATGCTTCAGGCACTGGTAAACAAGCTATTGAAGTATCAGATGGTTTTTATAACTACACTATAAGATATGATTCAACAAAAATGTATCTTGAGAATGGAACTTCTACCACTGAAATTTCTTATTATCCAACAATTAATGGAGTTGAAAAATCAAATATCATCAAGATATGGAGTTTTTCAAATAACAATAATGAAGATACTGGTCCTTATTGGGAAAACACTAATACTACAGCAATTAATGAAGATTGGTTTGCTGGGAAATATGTAGTGCCAGTGGGAGACAATAAAAAAGCTGGAACACCAGTAAGTTCCGGTAATGATCAATATTTAAATGTTCAATTAGATTCGAATTTTAATTACGGTAATCCATTTATATTTTGGTCTAATACAGATTTATTTAGTTCTGATTTTAACACACAATCTTTGACCACTCCAAAAACTATGATTGTAGATGAAACAACTAGGGTTAAAATCAAATTAAGATTAGTTTACAACTCTCCTTTATATGAAAATGCAGCAGAGGCAAAAATTAGAATGTATTGGTCATCACATTCTAAACAAGATTTAAACTATTGTGAAGTTCCACTTGAAAATAAGTCTGCAAAATACTATACATATGAATTTTCCCCATCTTGGAATGGTGAAGTTAACTATCTAGCATTTGAGTTTGCTAATTTTGAAGAAAATTTAAGACCAAACAATATCTATATTGATTATGTTATGATTTTTGATAATGATTTACCAAATTCTATAACACAAAATCCAACATCTATAAGAATTGGTGTGGAAAATAGAGATTTAAAGATTTGGTTTGGCGGAAATACAAACCCAGTATTTAGCAAAATAAATTGTTTAGTTTCAAAAAATAGTTCACAGTATATAAAACTAGGTAAAATTGACTATTCAGAGGCTGCTTCTAAATTTATATATGGCCATTTAAATTTCTTATATGGCGAATCATTATCACCATCGACTAAGAAGATTGATGATTTCCATTTGACATGGAGATTCCCTTCTACTGGCGGTGTACAAAAATTAGTACATCATTTAGGCACTCTTTATGCTCTGACTGATGGATTAGTCACAACAAGATTATCTGATAATCCTATTGATAGAATGAGTAAAACATTTAAATATATCGCTGAAAAAGAAATATGGGTACAGGAAGATGGAGTTGTTGCAAGGGAAATTATTAATAATGACACCAAGGGTATGATCAGACCTTTATTAGCAATAACTCACAATAATATTTTAGTTGTGTCAGGTCAATACGAAAGCATAATTGTCTAATATGTCTCAAGAAAAGAAAACAAGAAAGTCCAAAAAATCTAAAGATGTAAATATTTCTTCTGAGCCTGTGACTAATGAAGTATCTACATTAACTGTTCAACCAAGTAACTTTTTTGATATTTATAGTTGGATAGATTCTCCCACTTCGCTTCCTAAATGTGAAGTTCTTGAGAAAACATATACTTATCCTAAAGCCAGTGTATTTTTAGACACAAAGCCACCTCAAGGGTATGTCATTATCAATCAAAATGAAGATACAGGTGGAATTTTTGTTCATCAATTTTCTGCTTTTGCTTCATCATCTTCATCCGATAATACAACTACTAATGTAAGAACTTTAGCTAAAAGATATGAAGCTTGGAGCTATACACCTAATATTGAACAAGAAATTAAATCTGTCACAGTCAAATTAAAGAAAAGTGGCACAATCTCTAACTCAGCAAATGGATTTAAATTTTATATTTATTCAGATAGCGCTGGTAACCCAAGTAGTATTATCTCTACATCTACATCAACATATACATTTGCTACTTTAACTGACACATTAGCAGACTATAAATTTGATATTGCATATACTTTATCTCAGTCTACAAAATATTGGTTTGTAATTGAAATAGAAGTATTTCCGCCAACTTCTGACAATGCAAGTATTTATATTGCCTCGCAAACAGATTCTAATAATAACTTTGCTTATTCTTCTGACAACTTAACTTGGCAAAAAAGTTCTGGTAGAGCATACTTTATTTTAGAGGGTGAAAATTCTTCTTCTTTATCTGATACTACAGTTGCTTATGACATGTTAGATAATCCGATAAGAGTTGCTAGTAATTTTGGTGGTTCTGAAAACGAAAGCTCTTATGAAATAATTGGTTACGGTGGAGTTCAATATCTTAATAAATCATTCGATCCAATTTCAGTATCTAATCTAGGTGTTGCTACATATCCATCTGTTGCATCTTTTATTATTGGTGCAACAGCTTCAACTTCAAAACAATACTCTATTGAAGTTAAATTAACTCCAGAATCAGATTGGTTATCAGTATATAGAACTATTGCTGATCCTTATTCTTATGAATTTTTAAAGTATACATTTAAAGATCCAGTGCAATTATCTAACATAAGAATTTCATCAAGAGGCGATTATTACGCAGGTTCAAACTTAGGGAAAATTACAATCTCAGGTTATGACGATCTTTCAGGAATTTCAGGATTTCAGGCATCCCATTATTCTGACTTTAGAGACGTAACAGATTTTCCATCTGCTGATCTTGAAGGCTGGGTTAGTTTCGAAGAGGGTATTTCAACATTTGACTGGCTTCTTTCAAACACTCCTAGAATTTGGTCAGAGAAGGCAACATCTGCTGATAGTCCATTTACAAAGTCGGTTCCATTCGGTTCTAAAATTGTATCCATAGCAAATAATAAAATTTACAATTATTCAGATAATTCTTTGTCTGTTGTATTAACTTTGTCAGCTAATGTTGAAATTACAAGCCTGGTTAACCATAATGGAAAACTTTATGCGGGTACTAATAATGGCTTAGTGTATGAATCAGCATCTGGTACATCTTGGTCATACATTAATCCTCCGACATCTTCTTTAGATCCAACACCAATTTATACTCTTCCAATTACATCTTTGTCTTCATATAGAGGAATGTTATGGATTGGAACTCGTTCAAATCAGACATTGAAATCTGCAATTTATTCTTGGAGTGGAACCTCAATTGATAAACGAAAAGAATTTAATGAATTAGAAGTATCAACTCTTACTTCGGCTTATGCTAATTTATTTGTTGGTGTTAGTGGAAAAGATGGATTCGGTGATGCTGCAATTTATAAGTTTGATAATAGAGATTGGTCCTTAGCGTTGCAATCTGATTATGATCAAATTGATGTACTTCACTTTTCTTCAGCTGCTAATTTAGTCTTCGCAGGATTTAGGACAGGTGATATTTATTCATTGTCATTTGATACAACTAATAACCCAGTTTCTTGGAGTAGATTGTATGATACTGATAATGGATATTTTTATGGAATTAATGACGATTTAACGGGTGGATTTGTTTGGTTTACAGCTGACAAAGAGGCTATTGGTTATAAATTATCTGATAAATCTTTTAGTTCAGTATCATATCCAGATTCAAATAATAGCGGAATTGATATAACTTATAGATCTTCCACATTAGATTCTTATAAATTATTTGACAATTATAATCAAAAAATTTCTACTTACGCTAATGACATTAACTTTACCAATTTTGACACAAACCCATTGTCAGTAACATCTTATTATAATGTCACAATCGAAGGATATATAAAATCTGATCAAACTGATTCTTATGATTTTAGATTAGCAACAAATATAGGCGCTAGAGTTTATTTAGATGATGTTTTAGTTGCAGACTCATGGACAAATAAGACAGTTGTAACTAATACCATATTCACTAAATCTTTAACGAATACTCAGCTTACTAAAATTAAGATAGTTGGTTTTGTAGATACAGTTTCAACTCCTTCTCTCGAATTAGCATGGAAATTATCAAGTGGAAGTACATATGCAACAATTCCTAATGCTAATTTATTTAGAAGAAATTCTGCATCAGATATTTTTAGATTTTCAACTAATACATATGCATCATTAAAAGATGGCTATATTTATGAATTTGATTCTACTTCAGTAACAGGATCTAGTAAAGAAGTTTTTGTGAGATTGAAAGATGTCGCTGGTAATTATCATTCATCTAATCCTAGTTTAGTAAATTTAAATAATAATCAATATGAAAAAAATCTATATATTTATGATAATATTAAATTAGGCAATCCTACAATCACTACTGGTACAACTACAATTTCTATATCTCAAGGTAAGATTTATCAAGTTGGTACAGATAAAAACCTTAAAGCTACATTTGTATCTAAAGATATTTCGCCATTGTATGCTCCTGACAGAAAGATATCTGTATCAGGCTACTATGCTACGGAACCATTTTATATTTCTACTTTAACAAGATGGGATGATTTAGTAGTATATACAACAACCCCAGCAGGATTAGCAATTGACTCAGGCTTAGATTATGGCACTGAGATTAGAATTTATTTAAGAAGCTCTGACACAGAAAATGGTTTGTTGTCTACAGATTGGGGAGATCCATATTCTTACGGAACAATAGGAAATAGCGCTAATGCTGGAGTACATATAGGCACATATGATATTTCTACCGTAACAGGTAAATGGATGCAATTTAAAGCTGAATTAGTATCCTCTTCGCCAAATTCAACTCCGACATTAAGAGGAGTAAGTTTCTCGTACGTAGCTGCTAATTCTTCATATTTCTTTACTAAATTATTTGATACTAGTGTTGAATCTCTATCAACGGTGTCTCCTGAATTTAGAAGAGGTCTTTTGACAAGTAATGAGATACCAAATGGTGGAAGAATAGTATATGGTTATACTAATAGCAGTGATGCTGTTGCTTCATTTGATTTTAATAGTTACACCATTATCGAACCAAATAAAGTCTTTGAAATTTCAGAACCAGCTTCAAAGATTAGATTTGGAATTCTATTTGTATCTGTAGGCTTAACACCAGCGATTGTAAACGATTTTGCGGTACAACTTGACTTGGGTGAAGAAGACCTTAAATTCATGGATTAATAATGTCAAAACGAACCAGTATTTATAAATATCTCTATCTTGAATTAGGAGATAAATGGTATCCAGGTTACGATTATGAAAATATGCTCACTGCTGAAAATCAATTGCAGGGCTTATATAAATTTATCGGAGCTGGAGTTATTGAAGGCTGGGAAGTTACTAAATTATCTGATTATATATTAGAACAGAAATCATTAATAACTGCATGGCGCAATGACCCAGATTCTGAACTTGGGCAGAGATATTTAGCTTTAGGTTTAAGGCCAGATGTTCAAGTTAGAGTAGCATCAACAGGAAATATTGTAAGTTTATCAGGTTTGTTGACTATAGATAATATTACTTTAGTTTCTGGTGACAAAGTTCTTATTAAAAATCAATCAACTGCATCTCAGAATGGTATTTATACTGTCTCTGCTGGATCTTGGACTAGATCTGATGAATTAAATACTTCTGTTGATTTTGTTTCAAATTTTATTGTTTTAGTGAGTGAGGGAAATGTATATTCTGATACTGTTTGGGTTATGTCTAGTCCACCTATATCTGGAGTGGTCGTTGGTTCCACAAACATTTACTTTGAAGATGCTTTTAAACAAGTAATAAGAGTTACTTCTGGATATGGAATCGTAGATTTATTTTCTGCAAGAACTTATGAGACATCTTACATAAGACACCAATCAGAAAGTATTTATTACGTATGGGCTGATAAAAGCTTATGTTTGAATTCAGAGGGTATTTGTGCTATTGTTTCTATTGATAATGAGTTTTATGACACTATTTCAGAAGCTACATATCTCGCAGACGTTACTTTTACATCTGATCCTACATCCGGCATTGCTACTATTTACTCAATTGAATATGGTGATAGAAGAAATAATCTTAAAAATTTAGCATCTGCTCTAGAGGATGCTTTAAATAAAGCTTTCTATAGACATGTTCATCTTGGTAATTCTGATACTCCATCTAAAATTTTGCTATCTACTCAATTAATTTTAGATTGTTATGCTCCAACTTCATCTACAATTTTTGATGTAAAGATTCAATCTGATTTACCATTAGCTGAAAGAAACAATTTCATCTGGTCTTCAGCAAATTACGGGTTACCAGAAGTAAGATTAAATAACATAAAACTTGATGAATCTGAATATACTTTAAATCCATCTATTGGAAGAATATTTCTTAAAAATAGCTTAGAAACTGGAAATTTACTTCAACTAGTTTTACCATTATCGTCTCAGAAATATTTATTCCCAAATACTGACGAAACTACATCATTTTCTGGAGTAATTAAGTTAACTGATGGTGGTACGCAAACAATCAATAATCAAACGACATATAAGACTTTTTCTTGGTCTGATCTTTATTATCACACTGCTTCTGTATATCTAAAAGATGTATTGATTGATCCTAAATTTTACACTATCAATCCAAACCAAGGCACAATTGTATTTTCACTAAACTTGCCATCTTATTCGACTTATGTTTTATCTGATATTTCATTGGTTATTGAATCTTTAGGAAGAGAAATTCAATCAAAATTATCTGGCAAAAGAGTTAAAGAAATAAATGCAAGCAGTTTTTCAAGAGGCAAATTAAATAGTAAAAGAATTGCTAAACTTGATCATGTTGGCCAAAATAGATATAAAGAAACTGCCTACACCAAACCAACTTTAAGATTATTTTCTGAAGGCAATAAGACAGTTTTTTATCCAGAAGTTATAAGCAATGATCTCCAATATAACTCAAAGTTGTATTTCTTAGGATCATCCAAGAATTTAACATCTAAAAGTAAAATAATTTCTACAAAAACTGGGCTTTTGCAATCTTCTACATATCTTGACAATTCTTATTTATCATCATGGAATATCGATAATGGATATATCATAGATGTTCAAGATGAAATTCTTAAAGCTGATGATTTCTCAAATTATTTCAAGAGAATTTATGTTTTATCATCTAATGGAAAGATTTACAGATCTTCTAACAACGGTATAGGCTGGTCTGTAATCAAATCCCCTATCGAAGGTAATAACACAGTACCAGTAGTAATCAATTCATTTTCCGTTTCTAGTCAATGGGAAGAAGTTGAACAAGGCATTCTTCTTGTTAAAAAATGGTATACAAACATTGTAATTGGTACTAATTTTGGTGCTTATTATGTTAGAATTTTAGAAGGCCAGACTGAGCAAGATTGGGTTTGGACTAAAATTACCAGAATCAAAGATACAAATGGTTCTCCAACGACATTTTCAAGTGTAAATTCGATCTTAGACATGACTCTTATGTCTACAACTACAGATCCTGAGACTAAAATTACGACTAAATCTTTTTCAAATGTACTTTTTATAGGTGCAAATAATGGATTTTATATTGGAAATTATGGAGAAGTCCAAAAATATTCATCTGATGTTGTTAAAAATATTTATTGGATTCAAGATGGAGTGGCTAATCAAAATCTTAATAATATAATTTGGGCTACTGATACCGCTGCATGGATAACACAATCGGCATATTACGAAGCTACCGATACTTCTACGAACTGGTATCAGCCTTTAGCAATCACTACTCCATCTTATGCTGATTGTTTGGTAGCAACGGTTGGTAATGTTAATTTAACTTCTGGTTCAACTCCTCAAATCGTTGATGGAGTCACATTGGCAAATAACAATAGAATCTTAGTTAAAAATCAAACAAATCCAATTGAAAATGGAATATATGTTTGCACTAATGCATCTTCAAGAATTTGGACAAGATCTTCTGACACATTCACCTCATCTAAGAAGGTTGCAATTCTTTCTGGAACGGCTAATAGTTCAAGTGAATGGATACTAGAAAAGTCATCTGTAGGTAGTTTTGGTACTCAACCTAACTATTGGAAGATTTTTAAATTTAAGGTTTTTGAAAATTTATCCTCAACAATTAAAGATATTGACAAAAGAGCTGGTTATCCTCAATACTATATAGCTCATAATTCTGGAATATCTAAAATTACTGAAACATTTGATTATCTAGCTCCATCTCGTGCAAATTTAAATTGGTATTCTTACAATGGAACTATAGAATGTATTGATATTTTAAATCAATCTGGTAGTTCTTATGAATTGATTTATGCTGGGTCAGATAGAGGATTATATGTTTCTACTCAATCTCTTTGGGATAACACTTTAAGTTATGATAATTGGAAGAGGCCTTATAATCAATTCTTCTCCACTGATCAATTATCTATCTATGATGCATACACTCTTGAGGAAATTACATCTGGATATACTGTTAATGCCTCTAACCAATCTATAACTTTCGATGCAAACAGAAATCTTTGGGATGCTTTTGTATACGAGAGAGAATATGTAGATTTTTATGTAGATTCTTGGACAGGCAATGGATCTTCTGTTGTAATTTATTATAAGGACAAACCATCTATTTATCCTTATACTTTAGATCCAACTTTAGGTAAAATTTCTTTCTTATCTTCATTGTCAAAAGCTGATAAAAATTCTATTAAGATTACGATTTCAAGACCTGGAGCATATATATCTAATGTAGGAACTAATCCTCATGCAGAACAAATTAGAGCTTTTGTAATTGATGAAACTCCAGTAGCTAAACTTTCTAAAGATTTTAGCCCAGAAGATTTAAATATTTATCTTGACAAACCTACAGCTCTTAATAGCTCAAATACATTAATCGAAATTAGATTATCTCCAACTATTAAAGAAATTTTTACAATTAGTGTTAATCCAGAATCTTATGAAGTTACAATTCCTTACGCTAGGTCATCAAGTACTATTTATTTTTCTGGTTCTACTGTCCATGTAATTTCAACAAAGAATGTATTAGGAATTGAAGATTTTATTACATTAAATCAAAATAAACAGACATATCATTTGAGCTCTGTTGATAATGCAAATACTCTTCAGTTATCATTAAATATCCAATCTACTTTAGGTGATATTTTCAAGAACTTTGCAGAAAGCCCAACATTAGGAGAAGATGAAAGAGGTTTAGTCAAGACTCTATTAGCAAGTTCTTTAAACCCTAACATTTATGATACAAGAGCTTCAGATTCTAGTGCATATTCTGGAAATGAGCCAAATCTTTCTGAAAAAACTTATAATCCTAGAGTAATTTATTCTATTTATAATCCTTCAAAATCTGGTTCTAATATGAAAATTGGAACTGATGCCGGTGTCTGGAATTATGATGGAACTAAATGGGCTTTAGATTCTAATTTAAATGGTGCTTCACGATCTTATTATCTTAAAAATATTGGCTCAACTTTAAGATTAGGTGCTGATAATGGACTTTGGAATAAAAATACTCTTTGGTCTCAATCAAGCTTATATACTCAGGCTCAATTCTCATTTGTATCAGGTTCATGGTTTGGAGGCACATTTGAGGCATTTGGTAAAGAAGATGGACTTGCTTTTGTTAGTGTTCCAAACAATTCTACAACATTTACATCAGACCATTATGATTTAGTAGATAATAAAAATGTTTACGGATTATATAAAGATCAGTTCATTAGAATGTCAACTGATTCTCAAGGCAATAATATCCAAACAAAAGTAGATGCTCTTTATATATGTGCAGAAGATGGTTTATATGGAGTAACAAGTGGTAATAGAGGAACAGCATATTCTTCACTTTTAGATGGCAGAGAAATGTTTGGAGGCTCTGTTTCTGTTAAGTTTTATGATATTTTTAGACCTTTAGCAACACCTCCTTCTACTAATGCACCAGTACCAATGTTCATTCTCACATCTAATGGGCTTTTGAAAGTTAGAAACTGGAGATGGTGTGATCCTACAGAAAATGAATTAACTTTTGAAACAGAAAACACATTCTTATCTGATTTAAGTTGTAATTGTTACACTTTATATACATCGGCTGGAACTCCTGGTAAAAGCAAAATATTTATAGGTACAAACGATGGAGTCTATAGATCTTTAAATGAGGGAAGTTCTTTTGAGAAATGTGAGAGAATTTTAGGCGGAAGAGTTAGCGTTTATTCTTTAGTAAACTTCTCATCTACATATACCGAAAATTCTATAAGTGTAACAAAACAAGTAATTTTAGCAGGAACAGAATATGGTCTATGGTATTCGACTGATGATGGAGATACTTGGTATTTAACAGGTAATCCAAATGAATTTAATGCTTATCCTGTAGAGTTTTCTTCAACATTTAGCAATTCTTATTCACTTAATGCTGGATATCTTGCGCAAACATTTAAGCCTGTTTCTGGTCAAAATCAGGTAGTTAAAGTTTCTGGATATTTTGAATTAGCTGATCTTAAAAATAACCCTTTATATGAAGCATCTTTAAATAACACAATTACAGCTGCTATCTATTTAACTGATGGAAATGGAATTCCTACAACTCCTATAGCTTTATCAAACAGTACTACTATTAATAATTTGATTTCTAATGGATTCTATAATACATCAAATTCGATAGGGTCTATTATTTCTCAAGGATTTACAGGCAATTCTGGATTTATATTAGCTGGTTTCTCAAGCAATTCTATTACCAGCGATTTACTTCTTGCTAGAGATATCAAATACCCAGGCTTTTATAGTATTAATTTACCTGTTACATTACCTAATTCTACATCAGTATATGCTTTAGTATTACAAGAAAATAATGTTGGAGGATTATCAGTAGTTAGATGGAAAAAATCTTCTGCGACTAATCCATACACTCTTGGAAGAACATATTCAAGTAATAATGGAACTTCTTGGTCAGCCTTAAATTCTGGAGACGATTTTTATTTCAAGGTTAATTTCACAGGAACAAATCAATATTCTGAAACTATTGAGACTGTTGGGAGAAATAATTCATTAAATACAAACAATTGGCTTCTTGGAGATAGCTTAGGAGTAATTGTTAACGACAGTGGATATTTAACAACAGATTTTAAATTTGCAATGTCTATGGTTATTGATGATTCATATTCTATCCTTAATGCATTTGGAACATCATCTTTTGAGGCTGAAATTAATGGATTTATTGATAGAATTTATGATAGAACAGATTCAGTAATAATCTCAACTTTATTCCCAAAAACATATACATCCCAGTATATTTTTAATAATAAAACCTTAGATAGAACAAATGGTTTTATCAATAATCGAACACAACTAAAATCTAACATATCAGCTCTTAGACAAAATGGAATTAGTAGCGCACTTTTAGAATCAATTAATGCTTCTATAACATCTATGAATCCAGAAGCTATTGTTGAAACTATTTTAAAAGTTAACGATGAAGCAAATAATCAGATAAGAGTTCAAGCTATTGTAGATTATTTAACTTCTATAAGCTCTCTTGGATTATCAGAATTAAAATATTGGTATTCTCAAACAGATTATCAAGAAAATTTAATACCAAAGACAGCTTTAAATATTAATCCTATTACATTGTCTTTAAATGGAATAGATACTTTCACATGGTCTACAGCAACATATCCATATATTGAAGTTAGCGTAAATGATGTAGTTCAATCATCTGGGTATAGTATTAATCCTTCTTTAGGCCAAATTACATTCTCCACTCCTCTTCTCTTAACTGATATATTAAAAATCAGTTTAAGAGCAGATTGGGATGGTCAAGCAAATTCTATAAAATCTTCAGAAAATATTAGAACTTATTTTGTAACTAAATGGGCTAATTCTTACGTTCCTTTCTCGACTATTTTTGCAGATGGTAAGAATATTTCAGAGTACACAGCTGACGAAATTGTAACAACTGCCGAATCTTCCTGGAATGATCTTGGTGTAGATGTTTATAGTTTCTTACTGGGCAAATCAAATGTAAATAAAGATCTTCAGACAATTGGTACATCTAGAGGAAAAATTATTCATATTTCAACAGATGCTAATGCTCAAGATTTTGACACAACATTCGATTCTTTCTTGCATGGTGGAGTTAATAATCTCTTTAAAGCATCATGGACACGAAAGTTTGATTATGAGAATTTAACTTATGTATCGAAAGTTTATAGCGCATATGCTGCTCCTCTTTCAACAGTTAATAGCTCCTGCCTCGTTCAATATAGATATTCAAGCGATAGAAGAAATTATAGTTCCTGGATTACTTTAACTAATAATGTTGATAGCTTAGTAAACAGAGAAATTTTAGCAATAGAATATAGAGTTATCCTTACAGATGGATGGAATGGCTCAGTACCAGTTAAACCATATATTACTGAGCTCTATCATGTAATTATTAATCCTTCTACAAGCTATGTCTTTACTTATCCGCAATCTATTAATGGGTCTTTATTTGAATATATTTTATCACCTAAGAGTTCAATTCCAGAAACTACTAAATTATCTTGGGGTATTTGCAGAGGAGATTCTTTAGATTGGGCTGATTATTCGCCTATTATATCAAGAAGAAATGGTGTTCTTCCTAACAGACAAGAATCAATCTTATTTACAGATGAAATTTCAAAATCTGGATTATCAACAAAAACTTCAGATTATTTAATATATCAAGTTTATGAAGAAAACGGTTCAAAAGCTAATTGGTCTACAACTGATATTGTAACTGTTAGACTGGATGGAATTGCTACTTCTGATAGTGATGGTTACTATTCTGTTGATAATGTAAATGGATTAATCTATTTTAGTACTGAGAAGCCATCTACAGTAGTTGTAACGGTTGACATTACAACTCCTTCTGCAGTTTATAAATTAAATGGTGAATTAACAACTACTATAGATAATAGAACATATTATTTAAGCAATGGTAGATACCCAAGCGATTCAACTATAATTGTTCTTAAAAATAATTCTATTGTTCGTGGTGGATACTTTGAAAACAGAGAATCAGGCACTGTTACTTTCACACAAGAGCAAAATGATACAGATAGAATTACAGTTTATGTTGCTCCATCAGAAAAGTTTAGAGTAGGAATTCAAATTAAAAACTACACTAATGTTTCCATAGGCTCTATACAGTTTGGTTTAACATACACTACTATCACTAACTCTGATCTTGAAAATTCTTTTGTAAATTCGCCAAGTCCTACAATTTATCCGGGAACATTGCAGTTATTGCCATCTATTCCTAATGTCAGCGAAAGACTTTACTTGGAATATAAATATGTTTCTGTTGATAATAATAAAGAACTAGATACTAAGACAGAATGGTATAGATCTAGATCAAATGGTGCATATTTAAGGGTCAATGCATCTAATTCCATGCCAGATTATGATAATAGAACTGTTCAGAAGTTAAGTGATTTAAATTCATTATTTATATCAACAGACAAGGTTAAAGTTATAGTTAAGCCATCTGATGGAATTACTACTGGCATTTCTTATGAATCTAATATCGCCACTTTATTAGGGACTAGAAGACCATTTGTTTATGATGTAAGTATTGCTTGTGCTAATAAAACTACAGTCAGTGGTGTCAATTATGTCACAGAGGGTACAGAATTAAAAGCAAGATATATTTTCAATGATGGAGAAGTTGGAAGTTCAAATATTATTTATGAAGGTCAAGAAACTTCTAATAGCATATCTTGGTTCTATAATGATGAGCTTCAGCCAATTTCAACTAACGCAACACTCCCATCAAATTTAGTAGTCAAAGGTAAGACAATTTCATTTATTGTTAAACCCTATGATGGATCTATGTATGGCGACCCCGTAAGATCTGAAGATATTACAGTTTCTTAAAAGTTATTCGTGTAAGGTTTCAAGAATAAATAATTAGTACACAATTGGAGACTAAAAATGGATAAAGAAATTCAGTTTATTCCAGATATTGAGATGCAGCCCATTCATGTAATGCAAACTTTAAGTCAAACTACTGACTGGGGCTTAATGCAATCTAATATTCCTGGCGCTTGGGCTTACACTGAGGGTGAAGGAATTACAGTAGCTGTTCTTGATACAGGTGTTTGGGATCACTCCGATTTAAGAGATAATCTCCTTCCAGCTCTAAATTTTTCTGGCGAATCAGATGACAAGGATTGGAATGGCCATGGTAGTCACTGCGCTGGAATAATTGCTGCAGCCAATAATGATTTTGGTGTTGTAGGTGTTGCTCCTAAAGCTAAAATTCTTCCAGTTAAAGTTTTAGGTAATGGTGGCAATGGTTCTTATGATAATATTATTGCTGGAATTAATGCTGCCGTTGATTGTAATGTAGACATAATTAGTATGTCTTTAGGTGCATCTTCTGCTCCTCCAGAACTTTACACAGCAATTAAAAGAGCTGCTGATGCTGGAATTATTTTAATTGCTGCAGCTGGTAACGATGCTGGAGCTGTTAACTACCCTGCGAGATTTGAAGAAGTTATTGCTGTTGCTGCTTTAGATGCAAGAGGAAATATGGCACATTTTTCGAGCCATGGTCCTGAAGTAGATGCTATTGCTCCTGGCGTAGATATTTATTCAACTTACAAAGATAACGGATATGCTAAATTAAATGGTACTTCACAAGCATGTCCATTTATAGCTGGAGTTTGTGCTTTGATGTTGGCATGGACGAGAAAAAATCCAAATCTGAAGCCTATCTGCGACTACAAGGATATGCTTCAGAGATTAGACGATGTTTCTTCGTTAGAATCTCAAAACATCACTGTTGGAAGAACTGGCGATTGGGGATTTGGAGTTCCTAAATACGCTAACATGAAATTTAATTAAGGGCTAAAAAAACAAAAATGTCCTTCTCTACACACACAAAGGGAGAGGACTATGAAGCTTAAATTTATTTCGACTATGCTACTTAGTTTGGCCTGTTTGCTATTAATTTACTACAGGCCATTCAGAGTAATTATTGTAAGGGGGAATTCAATGTATCCAACCTTACATCATGGTCAGATATTAATTGGTTATAAAACTAAAGATATTGAAAGAAACGATATTGTTGTTTGTAATATTGAGGGTGAAGATGCGATTATAAAAAGAGTTAAGTATATTGGTGGTGATAGTTATGCATCTTTACTTGATTTCAAAAATACAAACGCAATTTTACTTGAAGGCTACGACACTAAAGAATTATTAGAGTTTAAAAAAGTCTACGGTTCTTTATTAACAATTACTAGAGTGCCAAAAAATCATTATTATGTATTGGGTGACAACACATTTCATTCTGATGATTCTAGAAGATTTGGTACTTTAACATTTGATGAGATTGGGTATAAAATTTTAGGGTATTAAATTTATGTCGCTACATTTAGATGCAAATTTGGTTGAGATGTTTTTACGAGAAGCTCAAAATAAAGTTAATGATCCAATTAAGATTGTTATTCAAAATGCTATTGCAGCTTCATGTACTATTTTTGTCAAGGATGGTAAAGAACAATGGACTGGTAGTGGCTTCCATATTGGTAATGGATTAATAGCCACTGCCTCGCACGTAGCTCCACCTAAACTTATCAACAATTATATGGGCTTACAAGTGAGTTTTGATGGCAAGAATTCATTTGGAGCAAGAGTTTTAGATTCTCAACCCAATCTAGATGTAGCGATTCTTTATTGCGAAGATATTCCAGATTCAATTACTGCTGTTAATTTGGCAGATTCTGAAACTGCCGAGGTTGGAGATATCGTAGCTGCAATTGGTTCCCCAGAAGGATGGCATGACACTGCAACTGTTGGAAGAATATCTAATATTCATCAAACTGTTCAAAATGCAGATTCTCCAGCTTGGTCAGATTTGATTTTTATTGATGCTGATATTCTTCAAGGTATATCTGGTGGAATGGTAATTGGCACTGATGGATTAGTTTATGGATTAGTAATTGGTGTAACTGGTGAACATGCAGATATAGCTATTGGTGAAAATTCTGTTTGCCCATCTAACAAAATTAAATCTTTGCTCGAAAAAATTAATGTATAATATGATACATGAATCCATATGAAGTTCTTGGTTTAAATGAAAATGCTACAGCTGATGAAATTAAGTCAGCTTATCGTAAATTAGCTAGAGAATATCATCCTGATGTTAATAAGTCTCCTGATGCTGAAGATAAATTCAAACAGCTCGGTGAGGCTTATTCTATTTTGACAGATCCTCAAAAAAAGGCCAGATATGAAGCTGAACAACACGGAAATCCTTTTGGAGGAGGAATGCCATTTGGATTTGATTTTGATTTCAATCCTTTCGGCCATCAGAGACAAAATAGAATGGAAAACTCTCCAGTATCTATTAGGGTTAATATTTCATTAGCAGAATCTTTTAAAAATTTTAAGAAAAATGTTACTTTTTCTAGAAATATTTTTTGTGCTAAATGTAATGGTAATGGCGGTTTAGGTGAAAAAACTACGTGTAGAGAATGTAATGGTGCTGGTAATGTAGTGAAACAAATTCGCCAAGGAATGTTTACTCAACAATTCATTACTCCTTGTGGATCTTGTCAAGGTAAAGGCACAAGGTTTACTTCTAACTGCTCTGATTGTAATTCTTCTGGATTGAAATCAGTCACAGAAACAGTAGAAGTTGATGTTAAAAGGGGATCTATTTTCAATTCTCAATTTATTAAAGGTAAGGGTAATCAAGAAAATAAATCCATTGAACCTGGTCCAGTTATTGTTGATTTTGAACTTTCTGATGTTGGAAGTTTTGAATTTGATCGCAATGGAAATGTAAAACTTGATTTTGAAGTTGATCCAGTAGTTGCTATTTTAGGTAAAGATGTTGAAGTTGATTTGCCAGAAGGTGGAAAAACTACAATTAAGATGAAAGAATATACAACTAATGGCCAGAAGTTCAATTTACCTAAAAAAGGCTTATTTAAGGATGAGAATGCAAGAACAGATTTCGTAATTAATGTAGTGTATAAAACACCTAAGAATCTGTCTCAAGAACAAAAAGATATCTTGCAAAATTATGTGTCTACTTTGAAATAGGAGAAAAAAACAATGTCTATGATTAAACGTGCTACCGGAAGAATTGAACAATTTACAGATACAGAAGGCGAAGAAGTACAGGCATCGGAAGTTGAAGAGACTACAGATGCTCCTGAAACTCAGTCTGTTGTTGTCAAGGATGTATTGGAAATTTCGCTTGTGTCTGATGTATTTCTTGACCCAGAAGCATCCGATACAGGAGATGATGTAATCGCTAAGGATTGCTAAGATGTCTCAACTATTTACTGCTTTAAAAATCAAACAGATTTTACTCCATGCTGTACAGGAACATCTTATTTTATTGATTTGTACAGCTCTAGTAATTTTGTTAGCTCCTTATATTGCAAGAAAATTTACCAGAGAAAGCGATTTTGTATACAAGTCGCTATTAATTGTTAAAGCTGTATTAGGTGCTCAATTAGGATCTAAGGCTGTTATCATTATTGATGCTTGGGCTGAAGGTCTTAAATCTTGTGTTGACGGAACTTTTGATGAGAATGATAAAGCAGATTCATTCCTTAGATTTATCAAGATTGTAGCTAGTAAGAACAATATTGAATTATCTGAATCAGAATATGAAATTGTTAAAGATCTAATTGTCACAACTCTTGGAATGATTGAAAACAAATCTAGCCGAGACGTTCAAGTTGGGATTATGAAATTTGCAGCTTAGCGATATGTAAGATATAATATCCTTGTGATAGTAATAAACTTATTTAATGAAAGGTGTCAGATAGACTTTAATCTATCTGACCCTCATGTTTTATATAGCTTACATTCTGCCATCAGAGATGAATTATCTTATTTACAACCTGATGCTGAATGGAGTCCTAAATATAAACTTGGTCAATGGGATGGAAAGATATCACTCTATAACAAGAAATTCGGTACTTTCCCTATCGGTTTATTTCCTAAAGTCAAAAATTTATTACAAAATTTAAACATCGAATTTGAAATATGTGATAAAAGGCCTGAAATTAAACGAAATTACCCTGTTACATGTGATTTTGGTCCTAAGTTATTAAGAGACTACCAAATCAAAGCAGGAGATGAGTTTTATAAGCAAAATGGTGGCATACTTTCTTTAGCTACTGGGGCTGGTAAAACTATGACTTCGTGTTACATTTTTTCTAAATTAAAAGTAGCTCCAGTTGTATTTGTCGTACCAGCTCTTGAACTTTTAAAGCAAACTAAAAAAGAATTCGAAAAATATCTTAGATTAGATGGTGAACCTGTTAAAGTTGGCATTGCTGGCGATGGAATTTGCGACCTTAATATGGAAGGCATTAATGTTGTCACTTATCAAACAGTTCTTGGAGCTTATGATAAAAAATATTCTGAAAGTCAATCTAAAGTTGTTGATGTAGCCCCTTCAGATGGTATTAGGAAATCTACTGCTCAAATTGAAGAAGAATATGAAAAAGCTCTTAAAGATTTAAGTATTGCTAAGAGAAGTGCCAATAAACAACTATCTGGATTAGAAAATGAAATTAAAGTTCTAAGATCTAAATTTGAAGAACTATCTGAAACATTTAAAGATAACTTTGACAGTAAAAATCAAAGAATATTAAATAAAGCACAAAAAGATCTAGACCTTAAATTAAAAGAATACTCAAGAAATAAAGATTCTTTAATTAAGCTTCAAACTAATAACTTCAAAAAGGCAGATGCAGTTTATCAAAAGAGAATGGCTACCTCAGAAGATAAGATGAAGATTAGAGATTTGATTACCTCATGTCAAGCGTATATTGTTGACGAGGCTCATATTGCTTCTGTTATTATCGAAGAGATTGGTAAATGTGCTATCAATGCTACAATTCGTGGTGGCCTATCTGCTACTCCATATCGCACAGACAATCAAGAAATTCGCATAGAAGGTACATTAGGTCAAAAAATTATTGAAGTTTCTCCATCTGATTTAGTAGAAAGAGGTTTTCTTGTTCCACCTAAAATCTTTTTATGTGAGATTAAAGAAAGTCATGAAGCTCAAACATATCAAGAAGCATATGAACTTAACATAATCAAAAATACCGAAAGAAATTATAGAATCAAACAATTTGCAGAAACATTTAAAGATAATGGATTTCCAGTTCTTATTTTAGTTGAGAGAATGGAACATGGTCACATTCTAGAAGAAATCATTGAAAATGCTGTGTTTGTTCCCGGAGGAGATAAAGGAGAATCAGACCCTTCAGATGAGGAAAAGAATTATCGAAGAAGGATGCTCAATAAAGTTGAAAATAATGAAATCATCCTTATAGCAACTCAATGGGCAAATGTTGGTGTTGATGCTCCTAAGATTACTTCACTAATTTTGGGAGGTAGCAGCAGTTCTCCGATTACTACATATCAACAAGTGGGAAGAGTTTTAAGATGTGTAGGAATGAACGCCAAACAATCTGCTGAAAATGGAAAACCTCATGCTATTATTGTAGATTTTAAGGTTAATCATAAAAATCTGAAAACCCATTCAAATTTAAGAGCAAGAGTTTATAGAAATGAAAGAGCTTGGCAATTCTTTCAAATTAAATCAGAATAAGAAAAAGGAGCTTAAAATTAAGCTCCTTTTTTTATGTTTACGCTTCTAATTTAAACAACATATTAATTACTTCACTGAACATTTTTTCCATGTCTTCAAAGATTCTCATATCCTTCTCCTTTATGTTAATATCCACAACAATATGGAGTGAGAATCTACAGTGATTACCCTCCTTGATTGTACCAGACTCTTGCCGTAATATCCTGTACAATATGTTAAAAGAGGTTTAATATGCCAGTAACAGTAGGAATTGATTTAGGAACAACAAATTCTGTAGTAGCTTATATTGATAATAATGGTAATCCACAAGTATTAACTAACGAAGAAGGATTCCGAACTACCCCATCTGTTGTATCTTTTTCTGAGCATGAAATTTTAGTAGGCTTGCCAGCAGTAGACAATGAAAGTGAAAACCCATCAGAGACAATTAGATCTGTTAAAAGAAATATGGGTAAAAATTTCACATATGTCTTAAATAGCAAAGAATATTCCCCCGAGCAAATTTCTTCATACATCTTAACTAAATTAAAAAAAGATGCTGAAACTTTCATTGGTGACACTATTGATTCTGCTGTAATTACCGTCCCAGCATATTTTAATAACGATCAGAGAAAAGCCACTAAAGTTGCTGCAGAATTAGCTGGCCTTAGAGTTTCAAGAATTATCAATGAACCTACAGCTGCCTCTTTAGCTTATGGATTAGACAAAAACCTTAACCAAACTATTCTTGTATACGATCTAGGAGGAGGAACTTTTGATGTTACTGTCCTCAAAATTGCTGAAGGTATGGATTTTCATGTCTTAAGTACTTCAGGAGATACAGAATTAGGCGGGGACGATTTTGATAAATGCTTAGTAGATCTTATTTTAGAAAAGCATGGCGGAAGTAACAATAGCGATCCTAGACTTCGAAATGCTGCAGAAAAAGCTAAAAAAGAATTGTCATTTAAATCTGAAGTAACAGTAACAATTCCTTATTATGAATTTATTGATGGTAAACCAGTTAATCTTAAAGTTACATTATCAAGAGAAGAATTCCAAAATAAAATTCAAAGTTTAGTAGATAAAACAAAAAAATGCGTAGACCAAGCTCTTTTTGATGCAGGTTTGAAATTCCATGATATTGATGAAGTAGTTTTTGTGGGTGGATCTACAAGAGTTCCATATATTTCAGAATCAGTAAAAGCATGGACAAATAAAAATCCAAACAAATCTATTAATCCAGATGAGGCTGTAGCAATAGGAGCAGCAATTCAAGCAAATATTTTATCTGGAAATAGTGATAAAGTAATTTTCTTAGTAGATGTCACACCTTTATCTCTTGGAATTGAAACACAAGGCGGATTGATGAATGTTATGATTAAAAGAAATTCATCTATTCCAGCAGAAGTTACAGAAACATTTACTACAGCTTTCGATAATCAAGAAAAAGTAGATGTCTCAATTTATCAAGGCGAAAGACCACAAGCAGCATTTAATCATCTTTTAGGAAAAATTACTTTAGATGGAATTAAAAGAGCTGCAAGAGGTGTTCCAAAAATTGATGTAACATTTGAGATTGATTCTAATGGTATTCTCTCAGTGATGGCAAAAGATGAAGATTCAGGAATTTCTAAATATCTAACTCTTGAAGGTTCATCATCTTTAACAAGCGATCAAATTCAAAAGCTAATCCAAGAAGCTGAAAATAATAAAAATGATGATAAATTATTCTTGGAAATTTCAAACATCAAATCTCAACTAGTTGATCGAATTATCCAGATTGAAGAGTTATTAAGAACAGATATATTGCCACGACATATAGTAGAAGATTTAACTGATATGAAAAAATCTCTTGAAGAATCTAGCGAATCTAATAATATTGAAATGCTAACAGGGTTGCTAGAATCTACAAATGATGATATAAAAGAATATAGTCAAATTGTTTACAAAAAGGCAAAAGAACATGTCACTCAAAAATTATGATGATGATTTAAGAAGCGTTCATGGAGAATAT